ACTCGTAGGCGGACCTGAAGGCGGATTTAGTTCTGCATTGGACTTTACCGAGGTTGCGGAGGACGGCTCTGCAATCACTGACAAGTGGACGCTGGCCAAACTCACGAGCACGAATGCGAACGGCTCGGAGCTGCGATTTGTCTATGGTCCAAACGCAGACGTCGGCAGCAACACAAACAAGCTCAGCATCTATCCAGATGGCACCGTCACAATTCCTGGCACACTCGATGGCAACGGCACGGGAACGATTACGAATATGGCGGGGATTAATGTTAATAGCAGCATCACCGGTGATATATTGTCGGTTTATTCCTCGGGCTTCAAAAAGTTCTCTGTGGATGGAAAAGCGGGGTCGGGCCGGGTGCATATCGAAAGCGGAAACACTCCATATGTGAAAGTATACCAGTCTACTGGTGGAAGCTCCGCATACTATGGGCCATTGGGTTTCAGCATTGTAGACAGCCTTAACAACCCAACGGTAATAACCTATGACTCCGCCGGAACCTTAGCTCAACGCAACGGCACAAATGCCCAGACCTCGAGGATTTACGGCACCTACACAGACGCCTCCAATTACTCCAGAATCAGCCTCAGCCACGACGGCTCCGGGACCGGAACCATTGCTCTAGAAACAGCAGGCACAGGTGCGGATGACCAAACTCTGCGCATGCGCACGACTGGATTGGGTGCGTTTGAGGTTTTCGGAGGCACAGTTCCGACTACTGCGCGTGGGCAATATGCAGTAACAGTCAGCACGTACCCAGACGCCAGCCGGACGGCATCCGGCGACCTCTCGGTCGCAATCGGAGGGCAAGCACCCTCGGCATCTGCCTCTAGGGGCGTTGCCATTGGTGGCTCCTACGCTACAGCTAGTGGACAATATTCGGTTGCAATAGGTGGCACAAGTTTAACCTCCGGAGGTACTTTTTCTGTGGCGATTGGAGGTTCGTCTTCCACTGCAACAGGTTATGGCTCCGCTGTTGTCGGCGGGGCATCTTCATCCGCCCCTGGAGCCTACGGTTCGGTATTCGCAGGGCGATACGCCAACGCATACCTCTACGGTCAACACGCATACGCCTCCGGTCGTTTCGCAGCAAACGGCGATGCCCAAGGCTCACGCTTAGTCGCTCGCAACACAACCAGCGGCACGACTCCTGCCGACCTGTTTTTGGGCGGCTCTAGTGCGCGTTTAGTCCTGCCAGCAAACACAAGCTGGGGCTTCACCGTTTCAGTGGTCGGGCGCACGACGGATGCAGGGGCAGGCGTAGAGCAGTCGGGGTATTATAAGTTTGAAGGTCTGATTAAACGCGACGGCGCATCAAACACCACCTTAGTTGGCAGCGTGACTAAGACAGTGCTGGCTGAGGATGATGCAACGTGGGATGTGACGGTATCTGCCGACGACACAAACGAGGCACTGGATATATCCTGCACCGGCGGAACGGGTGATAACACGCGCTGGGTCGCGACCATTACATTGACCGAAGTGGGTGGCTAATATGAAAAAGACTCTTGCAACACTCTTAACTCTGGGCCTGCTCGGTATTGCAGTCGGGCAGGTGCGATACAGCAACAGTGGCGGCGTTGCGTTTGACGATGACGTGACCATGACCACGCTTAACATAGGCCGGGTGCTGACGCCGTTCAACACGCTGAGCCTGGATGGCACCAACCTAGTCGTGAACATGGCGAGCACCAACACCTACGGCATCATCGAGCTGACGGGTGACTGCTACATCATCGCCAGCAATCTTACATCAGGAGCAAGGGCGCAGATTGAGGTGAGAGCTGACGGCACCGCTCGCACGATTACGGCTGTGCCTGAATACAAAGCATCTGGAGCTGAGTCGTTCAGCATCACAGTAACTAACCACGCTGTTATCAGCTTGTTTAACACCGGAACTGCGACCACTAACTGTTTCATTGGTGGCGCTTGGTTTGAATGAAAGACTATATGAAAAAGACACTAGCACTTATCGTGGCTCTCGCAGCCTTCACTGTAACCGCAACTGCTGCTGACGCTACCCTCAGCTACACGCCGGTCCAGCTCAAAGCTGTGCAGCGCGTCGTTACCAGAATGAATGCTGAAGCTGTTGCTAAAGCCGTTGCCGAGAATCCTGATGTGGACGTTGCCACAGTGCCACAGATGACGGCGCTGCAATATGTTCAGGCACTATTCACAGCTAAACTCAACGCCATCGTGGCTCAAGAGAAGCGGCTGATTCAGGCTGAACTCTTGGAGAAATATGAATCTGCGGACGATGCTACGAAAACCGAGGTTGAAGCGCACCTTGAAGTGATTCCATGAAACGACTGCTGCTAGTTCTGTTACTCGGTCTGGTTCAGGTTCAGGCACAAGTTGGAGTGCTGGACCTGGCTGACCCGGTGTTTCTGGGCGGCACTGTGAATGATGAGGTTGGCGGTGGAGGCCTTAGCAAAGCGTCGCTTATTGCGTGGTATGACTTCGCTGATGCAACAGACTCGCACTCGACCCACGACCTCACGGAGGTTAATTCTCCAACATACGACACCTCGCCAAGTCGCGGAATTGCTGCTGCAACTGGAGACAAGCTGTGGACGATAGCTGGAATTATTGGCGCAGGAGTCTGGTTGCCTGACTCATCAACTGACGCAACCATGGTGGTTAGGTTCAGAAGTTACACCGGAGTAGCATCGGGGGACTATGCCTTGTCAAGTAGCACCGGTGGAGTTGCGGTGCGCTACATAACATCAAACGGCATACGTGGCAGGATAGCGGATGCGTCGGAAATACAATCGACAACGATACCCAGTGTAGGAACGTGGTATACTGTGGTTTTGGAATATGACAATTCAGCAGGAGACCACAATATGTGGATAAACAACACTGACCTTGCAACGCAAAGCGAGACGTTCACATCCCCCGGCACGGCGTTGTATTTCGGCGGCGGCACAGCGACAGTCGGAAAAAATATGGAAATTGACTTTGTCGGTTTATTCAACCGGAAACTCACAACCGAAGAAAAGGCATGGGTTTATAACTCTGGAGGCACTCGCACTTATGCTGAATTGTCTGACTAGAACATTTGTTGCAGCCTGCATCTGCTTTAGCGCATCGGCTGAGGACTTGTTTGTTCGCCCAAACGGCGGTTCATACGGTGCTGAAGATGGTTCAGACTGGGACAACGCATTTAATGGCTTTTCAGATGTGGTGTGGGGCGCTTCGGCTGGACAGCTTGGAGCAGGCGACACGCTTTGGATAGCTGCCGGAACATACACTCAGTCAGTTGTCATTAAGGGCAGTGGAACCAGCGGCAACCCGATAACACTGAAACGTGCCACCGCGTCCGACAGCGCCGCAACATCGGCAACTGGATGGAGCGCAGGATACGATGGGCAGGTAACAATAGACACTGGAGCAGCGAACGTCATATACCCAGACGCAAGCCGCGACTACATCACAATCGACGGTCAGACTGAATACGGAATCAAGGTTAATTGCGCGGAGGGCGCAAACAGCGGCGGTGTATTTTGGGGATTCGCGTGCGATTACTGGGAGATTAAATATATCGAGCTGGACGGACCAGCAGATACAACTTCTGACTATAACTACACAAGCGGTGTGCGTGGGATGGACTTAACGCCTGGAGCAAGCTCCGATAACCTGCTTATTTCGCACTGCAAAATCCACGGCTTTTCCACACTGATATACGTATTTCAGCACTCTAATGTTACCATAGAATACTGCGTTCTGAAGGATGCGAGGTCTAGTAATGTGGCATACCACACGAACGTAATATACGCACAGGGCGAGACATGCGACAACCTAGTTGTGCGCTATAACGACATATCCAACTATAACGCAGAAGGGGTTTATCACGCTGGTCCAGCGGAAGGTGTGCGGACTGGATGCCAGGTTTACGGCAATGTGTTTCATGACGGAGGCACCACTGCCAGGGCTTTTGAGGCAGACCTTCAGAAATATGACACAGGCTATGTGGAGGTCGAGTTTCACAACAACACCATCGTGAATATGAGCTACGGTATTGTCGGTGCGAATGCTAACTTTAATTCCAGCTCTTTTACCAACAACATATTTTACGCTGTGACCTTAGACTACGAGGCAACAAACCTCTCGCACGACTACAATCTCTATGACGGAACAACGTCTGAATCTAACGGCGTGGGTTCTGCATCTGACCCGTTCGTAAACTATGCTGGCGGAGACTACACAATCGGTGCGTCATCGTCGGCAAAAGACCTTGGCGCAGACCTTGGAGCCACATACAGCACAGACCTGCTCGGGGCAACCAGAGGCAGTGATGGAACGTGGGATATTGGGGCGTATGAGTATAGCGGAACAGACACCACGCCGCCAGCATTCAGCTCTGCTTCAGTCGCAACTGACGGAACCACACTGACCGTTGTTTTTGGAGAGGCAACAGTCGTCGGCTCAGGTGGCAGCGGTGGCATGACAATCAGTGTGGACGGTGGCGGGGCACAGACTGCGACTTACAGCAGCGGAAGCGGCACCACCAGTCTGGTTTACACTGTGCCGACTGTTTACTCAGGCGAGACTGTGACCGTGAGCTACACGAATCCCGGCGACGGACTGGAGGATGCGGCAGGCAATGACGTGGCAACCATCAGCGCAGAGTCGGTGACGAACAGCAGCACACAGACCGAGGCACCGGCTGCATCTGGGGCAGGAACCATCAGAGCCGAAACAGTAACCATAGGAGCATATTGATATGAGCGTATTAAGCAGCAAATCAGATACAACCAGCAGCACTAGAGTTGCTATGCTGGCAGTCGTGGCAGCAGTCCTGTTCCAGTTGGTTTATGTGACTGTCAAAACCGGAGCCGTGGCAGCGATTCCTATTGAGCAGGTGTATCTTGTGGCGTCTGTTCTAGGTCTCAAGGGCTGGCAGAAACTAACCGAAAACAAACCGAAATCATGAAATCATTCCACCGCGTCGTAGAATTTCTAGGTTGGGCCATTGTGTTTGCGTGCCTGCTGTTACTGGCTAGCGGCTGCAAGATGCTGCCACCAGCTCCGCAGAAGGGCAGCAGCTACACTGCGAAGTTGCAACAGATGGCACTGGTTCAGACTCCAGATGCACCACAGCTCGTGCCTGTAGGTGAAGTGCCGACGCTAAACTTTGAACAAGGCGAGAATCAGGAGACTCCTAGCGAGCAGGTTTACGAGCGGACCATAGATGGCACCAGAGTCACCGAGAGTATCAGAACAAGCATGGGAACAGCGCAGCATGATAGAGCTAGGGACGACTGGGCGAGTGTGGCAAAGCTGGAAGCTAAGTTGCGCAGTTACGGTTCTATCAAGCTGCTAGGGTTTGGCCTGCTGCTGGCAGCTCTAGCCATGTTCCATCCTGCCATCAGAGCATTTACCGGGACCACTGTTCAGGTCTGGACGGGTGCTGCGGGTGCGGCACTGATATTCGGAGCGCAGATGCTAGCCGGGAATGAAACGCTGGTGCTGATTCTCGTCTGCGTCGGAGGCGGTGCAATCTACATGTTCCGGCGGCACGGATACCTTCAGGGTATGGTGGATGCGAATAAAAATGGCATACCGGATGCACTGGAGGCGGTTTTGGAGAAACTCAACAACAAACAGGAGAAATAAACATGGCATACACGAACTATGGAACAGCGGGCGTACCGCACACCTATGGCACAATCAGCTGGAGCGGGTTAAGCGCGACCTGCGAGCTGCTCATAACCAGCATGGAGGTCACGCATGACCACGCCATCAAGCAGGACTTGATTAACCCTACCACCGGCGAAGTCATCGGTGCTGCGAACGGGCGCGAGATGTATAGCTGCCGCGTTTCTGCTCTCGCTGTGTCGAAAACCACGCACACAGTAGCCAACGCTGCTGCTGCTCTGGTTTCGCCTGGTGCCCGCATCAAGGTGACGATTGCCAGCGACCGCAACAGCGAAGCAAACGGAGACTGGATTTATGACGGCGGCTTTACCGCTTCAGAAACTAGCGACGGTTTCGCCACGGTCAGCCTCAACCTTGTCCGCTATACAGCATCAGGCTCTGACGCCACCACACTGACGACCGCCGTGAGCTAATAATGGATTACGCAGAAGCCATATTTCCTGACCGCACACGCATTGCAGGCACCACACTGCTGCCGATGCAGGTTGGACATGCGCTTCTGCTGCGGCGGCTAGGCAGTCCTCTAGCCGCACCTACCGCACTGCCCTACTCTGTTACACTTGGGCAGGCTGCTGTTGCCGTGTTTGTGTTTAGTCGCACTCAGACCCGCGCCGCCAAGCGCATCGAGTCGAGGGTGGGGCAGCTTCAGATTTCGTGGTTGGGTCTGAAGCTGCTCCTAGCCCAAGAGCGCAACGTGCAGGTGCTGCTGAACTATGTCAGGCGCAGCTGGCAGGGACCGACCGTGTTTGTGCCGTCTGACCGAAAACAGAACGCACAGCCCGGTGATGGAGATGCACTGAGGACACTCGTCGGCACACTCACAAGCCGCATCGGCGTGACGATGCAGGAGGCTATGGAGCTGCCGCTGACACAGGCGCTGTGGGAGGTCTGCGGCTACTGGGCGCAGGAAGGTGGCCTACGGTTTGCGTCTCCGCAGGAACAGGAAATAATGGAGTTTTACAAGAGGAAGCAGCATGGCGAAACAGCGACTTGATATTGAGATTAGCGGCAATGACTCCAAGTTCGGCGCAGCTGCTGACAGGACGATGGCGCGGCTGAACAAGATTGGCGGTGCTGTGCGCACATTCGCTGCCGCAATAGGGATAAGCTTTGGCATCCACTCAGTCAGGAGGGTTGTGGATTTCGCGTCTAACCTGACACACATGTCTGATGCGCTTGGAATTAGCACCGACGCGCTCCAGGAATGGGAATATGCAATAAGCGCAGCGGGCGGTTCTATGGAAGATATAGAGAAGAACATTTTGGCCCTGTCAAAGGCGGTCAAGACGGCCATTGAAGGCGGCGAGGGCGGGAACATGGCAAAGACTTTTGAGAGGCTGGGCGTGTCGTTTGCCGAAATAAAAACTCTCCGCATCGAAGACGTTTTCATGCGAATTGCAAACCACATAGGCGAGTCTGAGAATAGGCAGCAGATGCTAGGTGACGCGCTGATAGTAATGGGCAGGTCCGCCGTTCCAACACTGACAGCGATGGCCAACGGTTTTGCTGCAAACGTCGCAGAGGCAAAGAATCTGGGCGTTGCTGTGCGCGAGGATGTTATTCGCGGAATCGAAGAGGCGGAGACAAGGCTGGGCAAGTTTCTAAGAGAGATTCGCGGCAAGTCAGTCAGTAATCTGATGGGAATTGGCGAAGGTTTAGTAACGGCGTTTTATCATGCGCAGGTTGCGCGAATAGTCGCAAAGGCGGGATTGTCACCAAGCGCAAGCAGGGCGCTTACAATGTCTATAGGAGGCATGTTGACGGGAAGGCTTGGAGGTGGTGATGAAAGCACCGGTGCCACCGCGAACAGATACACAACAGGAGACATGGATGGCGGCGATTACTGGAGCAACGTGGCAAAAACTGGAATGCCTTCATCATCGGCGGGCAGAGGAACAGCAGCTGACGCACTGGCGCGCATCGGCTTATTCAGAGGCGGCACATCTCAAATTGAGCGGCAGAAGGTGAACCTACTCCAGCAGATAGCAAGCAATACATCGCGAACAGCGGCAGCTATGAACGAGGAACTGTAACATGGAATTTTACGGCACAACAGTCACAGGCGAAGCTAGAGGTTACACATGGAATCCGCGCACTGGATACCAGCAGGTTGTGGTCTACACCGGCACACCGGCGGAACTTGAAACACTCAGCGCAAACGCAATCAGCAACGGATACAGTGTGCGCTATGTTCCAGACCAGCAGGGAGGATATGGCAGCCTAGAAGTAACGTATGGCGCTGCCGAAACGCAAGACCCGGCTGTGCCGCTGTCTGATGAGTGGAGCCTTATCGGCAACGACTTGGAAAAGTCCATATTTGAGCATCCGAGCGTGACATCTGAACAGGAAACCTGGGAGCCTTCGGAAAAGGTGAACTTTAAGGCCGCAATCGAAGCAGCATTGCGCGGCGACGGAACCACGGCGGCTGACCTGCTCGCTCCGCTTCCGGCAGGTTCAGTCCAGCTTGCTGACAGCCTTTACGACGAACTGGCAAAGGGTGTTGAGGCTTACACCGTGTCGCAGTTCGTGTTGCGGCACACAGTCGTCATCACATCCAACAGCACGATTCAGCCTGTGCTGACCAACGTTGGAAAGGTTTACTCAACTGCCGCGCTTCAGTCTGCGGAAAACATACCTGGAACCATTAAGTTCAGCCTTCCAGATGGCTACTGGTTGAAGCGCACGCCTACCGTGGACCAATACGGAACGGACAAGTGGCAAATCACGCAGGAATACTGGCACGCCGACAGCTACAGCACCTTTTTATATGAGGAGGCGACATGATTAAACACTTAGTTGCAAAGATTAAGAAGCTGGAGCGGCAGTTGCAACAGCAGCAGCCATCCAGAGGCGTGGGCGTATTCACAAGCCGCACCACTCGCGGCGTCACGCGCAGACCATCAGCAAAATCTACCGGCGGCGGCTCAGGAGACGCACGCTGGGCGTAAACACCAACAACAACAGGAGAAAATATGGCACTGACACTAACCGCAAAACTCGCCGCCAGCAAAAGCGGCACCACCGTTCAGAACGCAACCAGCAGCTTTGCTCTGGGTGACATGACCGGAGACGAGATGCACCAGAGCATCTACGTCAGCACCGGCACCAGCTTTGTCACGCTGACTGCTGTAGGCTCGCCCACAATCGGTATCGGCTCTATTGACGTATCATCTGACCACTGGGTGCTGCTGCGCAACGTAGAAGACACAACCGGCACCTGGGTGGTCTCGTTCGATGCTGGAACCACTGAGCATATCAACATCGGCGTCGGTGAAGTTGCCGGGCCGTTCAAGATGGACGGCGGCAAATACCTGAGCGTGAAACCGAGCGTAAGCGGAATCCGTCTCGAAATCGTAGCATGTGAGCCTTAATTCGTGATTACCTTCACGCGAGCACCTGTTGTTGAGGTTGGTGAGCGGCCTACGTCGTCGGATATGGCGGCGCAGGCCGCTGCCGTCAATGACAGGATGCTGAGCGGAATCGGTGACTGGGCCTGGCGCGTCAGCTACTACTTGGTCAACCTGTGGCGTCAGATGCGCAACCCTGACGCAAGCGGCTACCTGTTTCCATCGCAACTGGAATACTGGGACATCTACGGTGCCGTGGACCCGGAAAAAACCGACCTGATATTCCCTACAGCAGACGCCGGTGACAACGAGGGTGCGAACCTAGCCTGCACAGGCATGGCGCTGGTCAAAGGAAGTCCAGTTGTTACAGTAGAGGAGGAAGATAGATATAACGAACTTCCGCTGCTCTGGAACCTGCAGCCGCCGCAGACGCTGGAACAATACTGGGAGCTGAGCAAGTATCAGCGAGGCGGCATTGACGCCGACGCAGGAGTGACTGCTTGGCCTGCCGGAGATGCGGCGCAGGCGTGGATGCGGATATCCAGTCACTATTGGAGTCCGCACGGCAAGTCGTATGGCGGCTACCTTCCAACACCGGAACAGATACAAACCACCTACACCTACACTGGAACCACAACATACTGCGGCGACAGCGACGGCATCACGCCTGACATAGGCTATGGAGTTATCAACTACCGAAGAAAATTTACAGGACTACGCACGGATGTGGATATTCCAAGCCACAGCGGAACATTAAGCTACGACGGCGACGGCTACCCGGTCATCACATACGCTGGCGGCTGTCCATGCGGTTCAGAGACGCACGGCGATGGGCACATACAGGGCATAGTTAAGGGCGGCATGTCATATATTGTGTATGTCAGCAACTCAACAGACTGCGCTGATTATTCAACAGATGTATTCCCGTTGCAGGATTGGATTGAGGGACCGTATGAAGGATACGGCGACCTAGTTCACACAGGCGGAGACCACTTAAACCGCATCGTCGCTGCGATGGCTTCTGACTTCCGTGGCAGCACATACCAGAGAATCAAAGACACATTCAAAATCCAGTCCATAGCCTTTGACGCACAAAGGTTCTTTACCCGCCAATACGCGCTTGCTCCTGCACGCGGCACACTCAGTCCTGACCAGACCGCGATTGACGTGCAGTATCCAAGCTGCCGCATCACCGGAGCCATACAGCACGAATCCGGCACAGAAGCAAGGTGGGTAACAGGCGGAACCTCATACGCAATCGCAGACGGCTTTGTTGCCGCCGCCGTTTTCGTAAAGGCCAAGGAACTGGAGACAGCGGCGACTGTTCAGGTTCTGGACGGTGCGACCCAGCTTTACAGCACCAGCCTTACACCTGACGACGACGGCAACGCTTCTGCTCTGTTCTGGTTTAGCAACGCAGCGCAACGGTCTGAACTGAAGGTGCGCATCGGCAATCAGGTGCGGTTTTCTTCCGCAGATGGAGAAATACGGTGCGAGTTCGCAGAGCTGGAGGACCGGAAACCTGACCACTGGGACGCGGCAATGATTCTGCGGCTAGCTGCGGCTGGCAACGGGCGGCAGGTGGATGGCCGCGGCATTGACGTCGAGACCAGCAAAGCCATCGGTGACAACTTTATGCGCTACGGCTGCATCGTCGGTAGCTGGCCTATCAGTAGCGGCCCAGAGGTGAACCGTAACCCGCTCTATGACGTGGCTAGGCGGCTCACGAACAAATGCCTGCACATCCTGCCACGGCGCAATTTCGTCGCCTACGAGGTGGCAGACGGCAAATCCATTCTCTACTACAAACGCTATGCCTATGGACTCAAAAACAGCAGGGTTGATTTATTGGCAGGAATCGCTCCACCGCCTGATGCCATTGCAAGTGGAAGCCTACAACCAGGCGAGACATACATCGTCAAAGGCACAGGCAGCGTCCAATACGGCGGCGGCAACTACGGCGACGGAGCAACATTCACAGCTGGAGCGGCAAAGACCTACACATCAGACGGAACGGCGTCAGTCTATGTCTACGACGGCATCAGAAGCAGTGCGCTGAAAAACGGATGGACGAACCGCTGGTGTTCCTTCGTTGAACCTAAGCACTACGACCCGAGCGAGAGCAGCATCTATAAACCCAGCGCGTATTCCGATTACTGGGCGTTCAGCGACCGGTGCCATTTCAAGAGCAACGACTTTCCAGCGGCGCTCGTGGGATTTGTCAGCTACAACTACACGGTGACCGTGGATTCTGCCACTGGAGCAACGACAAAAGGCAATCCACGCGCCCAGTCCGCACTCTATGCACCAGAAGCGCCGACCGGATACAGATACGTGGAAGGCGCGAACCACGACACGCGCTACATGGTGGACGGCACCAGATTCAGAAAGAGCTGCCGCGTCTACGAGCCGCCGGTTGAGGTTGAATCTGCGGTGGTGCATGACTGGGACGCGGACATCGTCAAAATCACCTTCAGTGGCAGGTTCCAGACGCACGAGGACGCACCTAGCAGCTGGTCAGCTACCGCGCCGACGTGGGACTTGGGCGGAACCAAGCCAAGCACAGTCACAGACCTAGAGGACGAACTGACAGGGCTGAACGGCTACAGGACGATTGACAATGCTCTTCGGTCATACCATGTGCATCTAAACAATGGTCACTGGCAGTGCCCGCTGGCATCGCTGGGTGACTACGGCGGCTACACGGCACCGACTGACGTTTATGGAGCATGCTATCCTACCGTGTTCCTAGTCGCGCTCCAGAACGAGCCATACGACGACGGCAACGACACGGTCCAGAGCTGGGACACGCGCATGACCGTGGACGAACACCAGAAACTGGACCTGTATTTGCGGGCTGGATGTGAAGGGTGGATGGATGAGGCACTGAGCCTGCAACATGTCTGCGAAAACAACCCGGTCGGCTTCAGCGACTACGGAACACTATACGATTATTCATGGGAAAACCTGCAATACGAAGCAAACGGAACCAGATGGACTGGATTCATAGGAGACGCAGCACGAGACGATGTTCCAGAGGGTTTCGGTCCAATGCCAAACACGAACATCTATGCAGACACTTTCAACCGGCATTCGCGCATGCTCAACCTGCTCACAAAAGCGCGGCTTCCGGTGCCGACTAAGCTGCAATACCAGTATGACAACTACACCGCTGACGTAAACCTGACCTACACAAACGGTATGCTCGACAACGTGACCGGGCCTGCTCCTGACACGCTGTTCGGCAGCTACGGCTGGCTGGATGGAGCCAAGCAGGTGCGGCGCAGCATCGAGTCCAACTACAGCCCAGATGGCATCCATTGCGAAGAGGATAGGGTCATGCATCGCATCTACTGGGACACGGCGTGGGAATACTGCCTGCCTGACGGTGTGAAAGAGCTGATGGAAAACAACTTTGGTGGCTTCATAGCCAGAGTCAGCCGCACAACCTACACCGAGCGCAAGGGCAGCAAGCGGGCTCCTGGCTCGGAGGAGTACTGCGACAACAGCAGCGGCTTCACCAGCGTTTGGACGGATGACGGCGGGACCAGCTTCTGGTGCTGGGACGCCATAGCAACAGAGACAGTGACGTGTGAGACTGTGCCGTGCGGGACGTGGCTCAGGGCTAACCCTCCACTGCCCTTCGACGCACGCATTGCATCTGGCCCACGAATCAATGCGGCTTCGAATGAAATCACCTACACGCCGCTGCTAACAGACCAGTTCTGGGTGGAGGTGCCGCTGGTATGATGTTCAGAGTCACAGGCAGGCGTGTGCGGGTGCAGAACCTGTGGCGGCACGAGGTGAACAGCGAGCCTGCGCAGGGACACACTCTGGAGCGGTTTGCAGTGCGCATGGTGCTGTGCAAAAAGTGCAGCAACTACAACGAAGCCTTCGAGGCGTGCAACATCAGCAAGCAGTGCTGTCGCAGGCTCTGTAGAGAAGCGGAACACTGCCCGGAGGACGTGTGGTGAGAAAAAGAATCCGAGTCGTAGAACGGAAGCTGGGCCGCGAAGGCGCAGTTGGGTTGAGCTACGGCGACGGCGTGATAGAGGTGGATCCGCGCCAGTGCCCGTTCGACTATCTGGACACACTGATACACGAATGTCTGCACGAGGTGTTTCCAGACAAGCCCGAAGAGGACGTTTATCCAGCAGCAACAGCGATTGCGAAGGTGCTGTGGAAGCAGGGCTTCAGGCGTGTGGACCAGTAGCGGCAGCATCACAGGCCAAGCTTACCCATCTTCAGCCGCATCCCTTTCAGGAGGAACCGCCAAAAGTCGCTGCGGCGCAGGTGCAGAACCTCCCGCAGTTTCTCTGCCGCTTCAAAGTCTTCCTGGTTTAGCCAGAAATTGACCAAAACTTTTCCGTCTCTAACTTTCATAACTACAACACTTTACGTATTTGGTTAAGATTACAATGCGAAAAGATGCGCAAAAAGGCTTGCGCCTGTAAGACATTTTTCATATTTACGTAATCGCAATGAGAGCGACAGCAGGTAGAGCGATTCAACGACAGGACAGAGTAACAGGTGAAAGGCTGACAGTTGTTTCATCACACATTCCAGTGTCTCTGCTCCAAAAGCTGTCTTACAAATCCTACCTGAACGGTCGCTCCACTTCGGCTCAAGTCCGTGTTCTGATTGAGCAATTTGTATTACAAAACGGTAAGTCATAAGATTGGCTTGAATATACCATACATTGTGCGATGTTTGATAAACCACACCACACAAACGAGATGCAGATGAACACTAAATATAACTCAAATTGTCACACCACCAAAACCTGTCTTACAAACCACGACACGGGTACTAGCTTGTCGTTGGCGCTGGACGTGGCCTACGAGATGGACGGCACAGACGCACGAACCATGCTGCGTCACATGCTGCTCAACGGTCTCGACCAGAGTTTGTTTTGGATGGCTCATTCTGAGCTGCCTCAGTTTTCATCGCACTGTAAGCCGCAACCTGAAGGAAGTGGCTCACATTCGCAAACCGAGGATACGCCTCGTGCACGTAGCGGTCAATCCGTTCCCATAGCTCGCCGGGCATCGAAATCCCACGGCCAACGTAGGTCCGACCGGCGGCATTAGTTTCAGTCTTTGCAACTGTTTTTTTCATAGCACACGCACACTAAGCCTCTTTTAACCACTGTCAACAGATGAAAACACAAACCCAACGCCACCCCAGCCGCCGACTCCAACGCCGACTGCTCGAGGAGGCAGAACTAGATGAGGAGATAAACCTATGGAGCAACGACAACAGTGCCAGTTCTGTGACGGAAGCGGCATCGACCATTGCGAGGAGTGCGGCAGCGTCTTCAATGGAATCGACCCTGAACTGCCTCCTGAGTTGCAAGGACTGACAATCATTCACGCTTGGGAGCTAGGATTCACAACCAAAGACAATGAAAACAAGAAAACAGAATCGTGAGTGCGAGTGCGGCAATCCAGGAACCATACGATGCTCCGGTGGGCGCGAGTGGGTCTGCCAGCGGTGCCGGGAACTGGAACGGCAACAGCGCAACCCGAAGCGCAAAGAAACCCCTGCCCTCTTCTGCGAGTGCGGCGACACAGTGCGTCAGGTAGCCAGAGCCTATGACGCATGGATTGAGCGGCGCGGTCTGGACAAAACCTCAACCCTGAACTTTGGGAGCCTCAAGTGAAATTCATCTCTTTCATCATGGCAGTCCCTGTCGCTGTCGTCTACATCATCGTCCTCGGCATTGTCGTCTCAATCGGAGTCACGGCGCAACTGCTCCGGGAACTGCTGCGCGGTCTGCGCAAACGCAAACTCATCACCTGTTCCTGGTGCGGCGGCACCTACGTCAAAGGCGGCTCCGGCCACAGAATCCGCTTTTGCACCTGGGGCCAACCCACTGGAAGTCACGGCATCTGTGCCGATTGTTTTAAGTCTGAACTTGCAACCATTAACAGCCAACCCAAACAACTGCAATGAACGAAGAACTGAACGAACAACTCACACGGACACTGGACGCACTTCTACCCGGCAGCTGGTATTTGCAATACGGCAAGTGGAAGCACCGCACAGCCGTGGGCGTCACAATCGAGGTAAGCGATGAATGGAGCGTCTGGTGCGCAACGGACGAACGGCGATGGACCGCTGCCACGTTTGAGCAATGCGTAAACATGGTTCGCAACGACATCAGAGAGGAGGCAATGCGATGACACCGTTCCTGGCTCTACTACTGTTCGCCTGCCTCGGAGCCACAACCGTACTTGGTGCGCTAATCTGGGGCGGACGTTGCAACCGGTGCAACGACTGCTGCTGCTCCTGCGAAGAGGACTGCGACAAGGACTGAAACCACTTTTGGCGGCGTCTCATTCGAGATGGAAAAGACTCTTAAACTTAAACCAGCGACCGGAACAGACCCCGGTCCCGCCGCCGAAAACACTTTCCACCGCGCCATGCAAACCGTGACCAAACCTAACCATAGAAAGGAAAGGGGTTGGACTGCACACGGTTCGAGGCTGAGGAACTGGGCCTCTTCAGCTTCGACGCATGGCGTGGTGGGTAATTTTTAGAAAGGAAGAAATGAATAGGGACGGAAAGTATTTACGTGCATGGCTTGACATATACCACGGATGCGGTGCGTTTGATGACCGACAGATATACTTCGATGGATTAACCCCGATAATTGGAAATGATTTTAGGTGCTTGTGCCATTTCTCTCGGGGGTATCACTGGATTTACACGAACATGTATATCATAAACGACAGAAACGGAAACATGTTTTGTAGTTACGGTAGGCATGGTGATTGCTGCGGTAACGCTAGAATGAGCGGTGGGGACACGCTATGGAATCCAGCCTTTTCAGCCCCAAATGTGCGCTTTTTGGAGTCCTGCAAAGTTATTGATGCGCACGACCATTACGGAACGATTAAAAGGGACGTTCTTCCGCCGAAAGAAGGACAGGGTGAATCTATATCTCCTGCGCGATACATGTGGAAGGTGGACAATGAAGATTCAGACTGGGGTGCAATAATGCGCGGGGCTGGCGGGGTAGCTGGTTACATGTGGATGGGGAGCAAACACACACACAGGGCTTTTAATAAGTCGTGGAAGTTATCATCTTCGGTAGGTTACGATTGGGTTTGTAAATACGACTTAGACGCAATCCAAAAAGCAGCCAAGGACAAAATGGAAATGGAGGCTAGGATTGAATCTGCAAGGAAGGCAGAAGCTAAAATGGCTTTGAAGCAGGTAAGGTCGCGCAAGCCGGGAATCTACTGCATCGGAAACAGCAGGCATATCAAGGTCGGCATGAGTGACGCGAATGCGGAGATGAGAGCAAGGGCACAATGCAACCCGCTGAACGAGTGCAAGGTTCACTGGGTTCTTCCAACCGCTAAAGCAATGAACACTGAGCGAAAAATGCACGGGTGGATGCACAAACACCTAAGCCATATTTACGGCGAGTGGTTTAGCGCCTCAGTAAAACCACAAGATTTAATGACGGTTGCAACCAGTATCATCGGCTCACAACCACCACAACCAGTGCTAGCGCAATAAAAAACAAACAAACTATGAAACGAATACTAATCCTAAGCGACTTCCACTGCGGCCATCTGGTCGGGCTTACACCGCCCGCTTGGTGGCTCGCGGAGAAGAACGACGATGACAGCAGAACCAAGCGGCAGAAGTATGCCACCGTCCAACGTGCGTGCTGGGACTTCTACAAACGCGAAGTGCTGAAGCATGGACCGTATGACGTGCTGTTCCTGAACGGCGACATGATTGATGGCAGTGGCTACCGCAGCGGCGGCACCGAGCAAACCACGACTGACCGGCAGGAGCAGGCTGAGATGGCTGTGGTTGCTGCGCGGGTTGGAATCAGCAGAAAAACCAAAGTGGTATGCACATATGGCACAGCCAGCCACACTGGCGATGCAGAGGACTTCGAGAACCAGGTCGCTGCTGATTTGAACGCCAAAATCGGAAGCCACGAGTGGGTCGACGTGGAGGGCGTCGTGTTCGACCTTAAGCACCACTGTGGCTCTAGCTCGGTGCCGCACGGTCGCCACACAGCGGTGGCGAAGGAGCACTTGTGGAACCAGCTCTGGGCTGAGGCTGAACTGGCTCCGAAGGCTGACGTCATCATTCGCAGCCACGTCCACTACCACAGCTATGCAGGTGGACCAGACTGGCTGGCAATGACCACACCGGCGTTGCAGGGACACGGCAGCAAGTATGGCAGCCGCCGTTGCAACGGTTTGGTTGATTTCGGATTCGTAGTGTTTGAGTGCAACAAAGGAGAATACAAATGGCAGAGCATCGTAGCAAAAATACAGGCGCAACAAGCAACGGCTACAAAGCTGTGATTGCATTACCTGACGACTGGACCCGTGAATTCGCCGGGCCGACACCGGAACAGCTCAAAGCTGAGGGATGGAAAACCACACCGGAGGTTGCGCGGATGCTGAATTGCCACCGCACTACAGCCGGCGAGAAACTTCGAACAGCAGAGGTCGAAGGTAGAGTCGAGTCAGTGACAGTAAACGTGGCTGGGCACTACACCAGGTATTGGAGACTCAAAAATGTGGATTGACCACACACAACCACCAGAACCAGAAACAACCATGAGACAGAAAAAACTAAAATCCAAACCAGCGCCGCTCCCCTGCCCTATCGTGGCAATGGATGCGCAGGAATATCACGCGCACCAGAGTCTGAACAAGAGCAGCCTCGACACGTTCATAAAGTCACCTGAACGCTACTGGCAGCAGCAGAGCGGGCTTTACTCAAAACCTCGCACAAAACAAATGGAGCTGGGCAGCATCTGGCACAGCTTCCTGCTCGAAGGCCGCGAGGACTTCTACACTGCTCCTGCCGAGTATCCGAGCAGCACTGGTCTCAAGCCTTGGAACTGGAACGCGACCTACTGCAAGGAATGGGCGGCGCAACACAGCGACAAAACCATTCTGAGCCAGTCGGAGCTTACCCAGCTCCTGAATGCGCGGCGGGTGCTCAACTCGGACACGTTCGCGGCTGGGTTGCTGCGGCTGATGACACACTGGGAAGGCTCGGTGTTTGCTGAGTGGAACGGCAGACCGTGGCGCGTACGCATGGACGGCTACGGTGCCGGGACCATCGTTGACTTGAAGACCTGCGCGGACGCACATCCTGACAAAGTGCGGCAGATGGTGCTGAATTTCGGCTACCACAGGCAGGCACACATTTACACCGAAGTCGCACGCGCTGCGGGCTTGAAGGTGGACCGATTTGTGTTCATATTCCTGGAGAAATCAGACCCGCCCTGTGTCTTCGTTACTGAATTAGCTGACGGATGGTATGCACAAGCCAAGCAGGAAGTTTCGGATGCGTTGCAACGGTTGCAGCTCTGCGAGCATATGAAACACTACCCGACCTACACGGAAGCCAACGCAGAAGGCGGCTCCATACCGCAGCTGATGACTCCGAGCTGGATGATGGACGATGCGATGACTGAACTGAGTATTGCCGGTGAAACCCTGATGATGGACTAAAGCTATGAACGTTCTAAAATTCTACACCAGCGAAAAATACATTGCCGCGCCAGACCTAGACGGCAAAGACGTGCAGGTCGTGATTAAGGAAGCGAAGGTTGAGGTGGTGAAGGGTGCCGCTTCAGACCCAGGCAAAAAGCGGGTTATCCTCTACTTCACCAAAGGCACCAAGGGCTTGGTCCTGAACAAAACGAACGTCAAGACGCTCGTGGCCAAATACGGCAACAGCGACACCGACTGGACCGGGAAAACAATCACGCTGCATCCCACGACCTGTGCAGCGTTCGGAAACAACAATACGCCGTGCATAAGGATTAAATGATGAAACCCTACTACCAAGACGACTCCTGCACTATCTATCACGGTGACTGTCGAGAGATACTTCCGACGCTGCCGAAGGTTGACTTAGTGCTGACTGACCCGCCGTATGGGATTGGTTACGTGATGAAGCCGCAAGTTGTCGGCAAAGGTAACAGGAGGATAATGCGTGGCGGTAAGCCCCCTGTGTTTGGTGACGACAAGCCTTTTGACCCGGCATTTATTTTAGGTCACCGCTACACTATAACATTTGGTGCTAATTATTACGCAGGTAAGTTGCCGCCATCTAACGGATGGATTGTGTGGGATAAGACTGGAGGAGGGCGCGGACCTGATAATTCTTTTTCAGACTGCGAAATGGCTTGGACAAACGTATTAAGGTCGCCGTCCATATTTAGGCATTTATGGAAGGGATTGGTTAGAGACAGTGAGGCCGGTGAAAAAGTCTTGCATCCAACACAGAAGCCTTTGGAGTTAATGAGGTGGTGTATTCTTTTAGTAGATGCCGCGAAAACAATCCTCGACCCTTTTATGGGCAGCGGCACCACACTACGCGCAGCGAAAGACTTGGGCCGCAAGGCAATCGGAATCGAGATTGAGGAACGCTACTGCGAGATAGCTGCTAAACGGCTGGCGCAGGAAGTGTTTTCGTTTTAGTTGCAACCGTTAACAACAAGAGAAAGGAACAACAGATATGGCATACGAAATGAAACCGGAAACAGGCAGCATGTTTGAGAACGACAAAGGCGGCAACAGCGCCCGGCCCGACTACAAAGGCAACGTGCTGGTCGGCGGCGTAGAGCTGCGGGTCAGCGGCTGGCTCAAAACCAGCGCCAAAGGCACGCGCTGGATTAGCCTCAAGTTCGAGCCGCCGTTCCAGAAGCAGTCCGAGCAGCAGCCGAGCAAGCCGCAGAGCAAAATCCGCGACGAGGATGTGCCTGCCGCTGACTGGCAGAATGACAACCCGCCGTTCTAGGAGGAGACATGAACCATGAGCGAGAACATCAACGTGACT